GTCATCTTCAAAGGTACGGACGTTTACAATGCAATTTCTGGGCCCATTTTCAATGAGCTCATGAGACGTCTGGACTACTGCTTTGAAGGCATGCAAGGGCCTTACAGGTATCACACCAGTTACCGGAAAACACCAAGTGAGTACACTCATCATTTGGAGAGACAAACGGACAAGGACTTTTGGGTCGAAGCCGACTTCAGTTCAAACGACAAGTTTCAGTGTGCGGATGTTCAACTCCTTGAGGTTGCGTTGATGCGTCTTTTGGGTTGCCCCGAATGGTTCGTTCGGCTTCATTTGAAGACAAACAGCTTTAAGGTTTACAACTCGAAATATGGCATCACAGCCAAATTGGAGAATCAACTTCCGACCGGTGCTACGGACACTACGTTCCGCAACACTTATTGGAATGCGATTATTCTGCACGCTTCATTGCGCGAACTGAAGCCGGAAAAGGCAGTAGCGATGCTGCTCGGTGACGACATGCTGTGCCGTGCTACCGGAAAATGTAGGTATGTCGAGAAGATTTACACTTCCATTGCTGCTGAGGCATTGATGGAGGCGAAAGTCAAACGGCATGCCAATCTGTGGACAGCCACATTCTTAAGCAAGTTTTTTATTCCTGCTCAGGGTAAGCACCTCACGGTCCCCATTTTGGGTAAAGCCTTGGGTAGGTTTAACATGCGTGCTAACAAGAATCAAGCTGTCACGGATCACGAGTACATGGCAGGCAAATCCATCGGGTATGCTTACGAGTTCCGCTACTTTCCAACCATAAGGGACATTTTCCTTGAACGGTTCAGGTATGAATTTGCTTTTGTTGAGTCCGCTCGGCAGAGGCAGGTTGATATCGACGCAGGCCTGAGCTGGAACGCCAGGGCAGCCGGGGTCACTCTTGGCAATATTACTAAAAAGATTGTTGTTCCTCTTGAAGACAGTCTCCAAAAGAGTGAATTCACCGCGTTTTGCTTTGAGCGCTACGGTTTGTTAGGGTCTGACGTTCTGGACCTTTTCGAGGAAGTTGTCCTCAATTCTTCATTGATTGACCTGGAGGGGACTTCGGTTATGCTTCTTGCAAAGGACTTTTTGTAAGGAGGCCGCGTTGCCTGGATGCATCATTTTGGCAATCGGT